ATATATTAGCCTTTGTAGCATACAGCGTGCCATCTTGCATCACCATAAAAGGGGCTTTGTTTCTATCTGTATAATTACTACCTGCCCAAAATCGTATATCATTATTAGCAGCTCCTACACCCGTAATACCTGCTTGAACTCCTAAACTATTCCCAAGTATCATAGTGCCAGTTGCCATAGCATTCCCTGCTGTGTAAGTATCGCTTAGAAAGTTGGTTTTGTTGACTAACTTTGAAACATTGGTATCTGTTCTTTGTCTATTTTGTGTTTCAACAGCTATAAGTGCTCTTGCATTATTGATAGCAATCTGTAAGTCTGTTTGAATGTTAGCTACTTTATTCTCAATATCTTCAGGAGCAGGAGACCAGTCAGTTGGTTTGTTGCCTTTTTCAAGCTTAATAAATCTTGTCCATAGTTTAGATGTAACGTTACCTAATGCACTTCCATTGTTATCAATGCGAATATTTCCCGTTTGGTTAGGATTGTTCCCTGTTGTAAAAGTAAATATTTCTTTTCTCCAAGTTCCATTAGTATTAGGTAATTGCTCTTTTGATTTATGCTGATCTGAACCGGATATAAAGAACAAATCTACACTTCGTAAATCTTGACTCTTGTACTCCAAAGATAATGTATATTGAGTGTTAGGCTCTAATTGACCACCTGCAATTTGGTAAATAATGTATGCTTCAGAAGTACCTCTATACTCTTTATATACCTCATTTTTACTATTGAGGACTAAATTACGACCTCCTATATCTAACTCATTTACCTTTTGCTCGGCAAAGGTTTTAGCTTGTTGTAGGTTTTGCTGAAGTTGTAAGATACGTGCTTGCTGCTCGGCTGTTAGAGCTATTCCTGCTTGTCGATTAGCTTCTGCTATGGCTTGGGCTTTAGTTAATTCTGATTGCGCTCGTGCATAGGCTTCATTTGCATTTTTAGCTATAGCAATAGCTTGCTCGCGGGCTTGTTGTTCTGTTTGTATTAAAGATTCTAAGTCCTCAGGAGCGGGAGACCAATCCGTAGAGATATTTCCTTTTTCAAGTTTAACAAGCCTTGTCCATAGTTTAGAAGTTACATTACCTAAATCACTACCATTGTTATCAATGCGAATATATCCTCTTGGGGACTTATCATTTGTTGTAAAAGTGAATGATTCTTTTTTCCATTCACCATTTGTATTAGATACGTTTTTATTAAGTGCTTGTGAAAAATCATTAGCAATAAAAAACAAATCTACACTTCGTAAATCTTGACTCTTATATTCTAATGTTAGCGTATATTTGGTGTTCTTTTCTAATGTTCCTCCTGCTAATTGATAAATAATATAATCTTCTGAAGTACCTTTATACTCTTTATATCGTTCCTCCTTACTATTGAGAATTAGGTTTCTCCCCCCAACTTGTATATTATTTGTTTGTTCATTAGAGTACTGCTTTAACCTACTCTCCAATGAAAGCAAATCGGGATTAACGAGCTGCTTTATTTCTGTCTTGTTGCCGTCAGTAATACGTAGGTTGGCTTTGATAATGATTTCTTTGTCTAAGAGCAAGATATACTGCTCTCCATTTCCTGAACTGATTTTATTGGTTACCATTTGCCCGCCTGTAATCTCGGTAAATCCATTGAATTGAGCTATTCCTCGTTCGCCATCGTACTCAGAATTGACTGTGGCATATAGGAAGTGGTAAAAGCCTGCTACTTCTTCCATGCCTATCTTGTTCTCTGATAAAACAAACTGAGCGGTCTCAGCTGTTTTGCTCGCTTTGATATATAGGTAATAGGTTTTAGCCTTATCGTCCAACCTGCCTGACACAAAAGAGGAAACATACCAATATTTATAATCAGTTGCGGAGTGGCTTGGCTTAATGTCGGTAGTACCAAGGGTGTAATGTTTGATCCAACCACTGCCAGCATTGATTTGTTTGTTGTTCCTATCAAAGTACAAGGTGTGAGGCACAGTGATAGGGTTGGTCTTATTGGCTACAAAGGCAAATTGTCCTGCCTTATTACCCACCAAAGCCATCATTGTTTGCACCGTGGCAGGAATAATGCTCTTTGTATATTCAGGAAATGCTTCTTCTACCTGCTTGATGGTCTCTAAGGCGTTACGCCAACTTCTTTTAGTCTCGGATATAGCTTTCTTATTCATCTCTCCAAAATACACCTCTTGGTTTTGGAGTTTGCGCATTTCAGAAGCAAAAGAATGCCCTTGTACCTTGTTGGATAGTTCTATTTGTGGGCTATAGGGGTTATTTACATACTCTTTAAGCCCTACAATGCGAATAGCCACGGGGGTACGCTGAAACTCATTATCTGAAAAGTTGATATATCCTCCCATTTTAAGTCGTCCTCCTACATTTGCCCAGTTCTTTTTTGCCCATATTCCGTCCAAATCACCAGTAAAGGTAAATAGGTCTGCTCTATTTTCATACAGATACTTACATGCTTCCTTCATCATCTCCCAGCTTGCTCCTGACTTCGTGGTATTATCACAAATATAGGCAGCAGGTAGGTGCATGTTATACACAGAATAACGATCACCCACAGCGGGTTTAAATATATCATTAGGCATGGTAGTACCATCTTCTTCCTTAGGTACAAGCTGAAAGCGTTTTTTGGTATGGTCGTACTTTGATACTTCAAATTCACGCCCTGATAACATACCACTTTCAAAGTATATTACCATTTTCTCCCCCTTGATTTGGAGGTCTGCAAAGTTCAGCGCTTGAGGTATGGTAGTGTCTGTAAAGTCATAGAAATGTTTGGCTTTATCAACCTCAAAAACAGCTGACACCGTACCTTTGCGACTTGGGTATATATGGGAAAGGTCAAGGCTTTGTTCGTTGATAAAGCCGTTGTTTTGCGCATTCTTGATAGCTATTGATAGTCCTTTGCCGTCTGCAACAAAGGTTACTCCTTCATATACATACTCTTGTGATTTGGGTAGTAATAATTCCTTGTTGCCATACTTGGAGCGGTCAATATTACGTTCTCCTCCTTGTACGTATAAGCGGGTAATGCGACTTTGCTCGGTAGTACGGCTTACACCTGTCTTAAACCCTTTGCCTTTGCCATATTGGAGAGGTAATGGATTATTCTTGAAATATTCTACCTTGTGAAGGTGTATCGTTTTACCTATGATTTCGTATTCTGTCTCAAAGGCTTTGGCGATCATGTCCAACGCTTCCAAGCAGTTATTATGGTTGTAGCTAATCAATTTCTCATTAGCTTCAATTGTGGTGCCTACCTGCCAGCCGCTGTCTATCATATTAAGACAATCTACCAATATTTGTATATGATAGCGAGGAGAGGCTGTGAAAGGAAATTTGAGGGTCTTATCATTTGGATTACGAAACTTGTAATTCTTCAAATTTGCCCCCTCACTGTCCATGGTAAGGGTATATTCAAAGTGTCTGCTGTTATGCTTCACCACTTTAGCAGGCTGATTGAGGGTATAGCGTTCTCCTTGGAACTCACACCATGCTCCAGTAGGTATATCTGTGTAAGTAGATAAGGAAAAGTATAGGTTTAGGGTATGCTCCCCCATAATGGAGCGGTATCGGTAGCTCTCATCGGTGGTGAGAATGTCTATATAAGTACTGTTAAAGTGTAGTTGCATAGTATTAGATAATTGTTAGTTGTAAATCAAACTTGACCCATATAAGAGGGTCGTCAATATAGAGTTCGGTAATTTTGCCGTCTTTATAGATACACTTATAAGATTTCCCTTGATAGCTTAGGGTGCGTTCGCCTGGTCTTACAAGGTCATAGAGTAATGCAAAATAACCCTTAGTAAAATCAGTTATTGGCAAATACATGAAACATTTGAGCGTTGCACTGCGTTCCTGAAAGTATATAGGCACATCAGCGGCTATAAGACCACTCATAGTACTATTTTGAGCTGTATAAGGTGTTTTGGCGTTACCTGCTGTGATAAGCTCTTGTTGTGTCCCCTCCAATAGGGTTATACCATACTGGGTTAGGTTTTTGCTATCAATATAGGCTTCTACATTATGAGCGGTTAGCGTTGGTGCTTGATAAGTATATCCTTGTAAGGGCAAATCATCGGAAAGACGAATATCAGCTGTTACATAACCTCCACTGACTTGGGTTTTGCTAAGACCAACCAATCGCAAGCGGTAGGTTAGGTTGATAAAGTCAAAGGTATAATTAGCATAGGCACGAACTGAAAGGAGCGTTACCAAATTGGGATATAGACTTTTAGGTAATAACAGTTGTAGGGTAATTTCCTTAGCAGATAGCTGCGGAGCTGAAAGGTCATATTCCGAGCTGCTTTCCTCTGCCCAGTCATTTTTATTCAAAGACTTCAAGGCTGGATAGGATAGCAAGCTCGCTAAAGAACCCTCTACCAACTTAGCATGTAAGGTCTGTATGTCTATGTTATTAATTTTCATTAGGTGTTAGGGGTCAGTCATTAGTCATTAATAAAATATTCCTGTTAGGTCTTTTCTCTTACGGTTTTGTCCTAATATTTCTTCTAAGAATACGTACCTTGTGGCATCGATTGCGTGGTTAAAGGCGTCAATAGGTACATTGAGGAAAGCACCACTTTTATCCTGTGCATAGGTGTAATTCTTGAACTCTTTGATGATGTTCTCACTCCTTTGGGTGATACATATTTCATACTCTAACATCTTGGTAAGCCCTTCCATAACCGAGCCTTGTCCTTTGGTTACTGCGGTGATGTTATAGCCTGCATTCTTTATTTCCTTCACTAATCGAGGGTCAGCACTCTCGGATATAATCTTATAGGAACGGTGCTGCTGAAGGGCTTGGATAATATCGCTGGTGAGCATTTGCGTTTGATAGCATATTTCATCAATATATACCTTATCGTCTAAAAAAGCTACCTCCACGATAGCGGTAGGGTCGTGAGTAAAACCAAAGTCGAGACCTAAGTAACGTTTCTTTGCCCAAATAGGTATATCCTCCACAATGGTAACTTTTTCAAAGATAAGCCCCTCGATCATTGCCTGCTGTCCTAATCCATATACCTGCCACAAGGAGCGGTTTT